CTGTTGTTCACTTGTGTTTGCAATAGTTTCTTTTTTCCACTTTTCATCACGGCCAGGAACTTCACTCCAATGAACCTCAATGGGTATATAACTATTTCTTTGTTCTTCAGCTTCTGTCCAAATCTTATAAAACATATTCATACCATGAGGTGTTGATACGATCATAACTTTAGTAGTTTTACCTGAGCTTATTGTAGGATAAACTGAACTAAAGAATTGTTCTGCCACATTACTTGGAACGTAGGCGAACTCATCCAAAAATATGATATTGTATGAACCGCCACGAACAGCACTAGCAGAAGTAGACGAAGCCAAAATTTTCGATCCGTTTTCAAGTTCAAGACTCCCTTTGTTCCATGACATAACTCCTTGTTGTAACCAATGCGGTAAGTGTTCATATGCTAATTGTAATCTTCCTAATAAATCTCTTGCAGTTGCAGCTTTGTTTGCAAGTATTGCTATATTTACACTAGGATTAAATAATGCATAATGTAGTAAATAAGAAATCATAGTTGTAGATTTACCAGACTGTCTTGGTAATTTACAAATGGTAAAACGATTACTATGAAATGTACCAACCATTTCTTTTTGAAAGGGGTACATTTTAAATGGTACTAGGCCATCATCTAGAGAAACAATTTTTACATAGTTTTGAATAAAATACAGTGGGTCTTCCATACACTTTGAATATTCTAAAAGTTCTTCTTTAGTCCATTCTTGTTGTACGTTAGCCTTTTTAAGATTTGGATTACCTAGATAGGTAGTCTCAGCCATCAGATTTACCTTTTAACATTTTTTGTAGTTCAGCAGTAGAACCAACAAATAATGCATTGGTTACGTTTTTAGGTGCATTGCTGCCAGGCACCTCTTTAAGTTTTTTCATTTTTTCTTGTAAGTCAACAAGTTTATCAGTTACATCGGCAACTTGTTTAATACCATTAAGTGCAACTTCATATGCTCTTGGGTGTTCACCTTCTTTAGCAAGTTCTAAAATACCATCAATCGCATCCTGTCCACGTTCAATCAGATTATAAAGATTTTCTCTTTGATACTTATAATCATTTTCAGCATCATCATCACTAGAAATTGGAGAAACAATTTTTGTTTTTGTTACTGAACTTTCAGCAATAGCTTTATCCACTGGATTTATTATACCAAGTGTTTGATTTATTATATCATCAGTATTGGTCATTTTCTAACATCATCACCACTTACTGGATCAAAGTTTTTAGCGTCCTCAAAGAAAGAAGATGTTTCATTAAATCCAAAATCATCATCAGCATCGGCTGTGTTTGGATTTGGTGTAACAGTATATCTTTGTTCTCTTGTAGGAGTGACCTCTGGTAGATTTGCATACTGATCAACTTGAACAGTCTTAATAACTTTACTAGATGTAACTGGGCCGTATAGAAAGAATTTTGTAGTAAATGACATAGTATAGATAATAGCTCTTCTAGCTTCAAAATCTCCTTGATAACTATCCTCATAAGAAACATCTGTAAGGATAATAGGAACATCTTTTTTAACACCCATAGCCGCCATATCATTAATTGTTAAAGTATAATCTGGTTGAAAGTATGGAAGTATTTGTTCTACAATTTGTAATGCATCATCAGAATTTTTTGCCATGGCATATAATGTAATATCCATATTGTAAGGTACGGGCATATATTGTGTATCAAGTTTATTAGAATCAGAACTAGATGATTTAACTTTTTTAAATTTTTGTACGCGATTCATTTTACGAATTGGGTCATATGTAAGACTTCCAATTTCAAAACCAAGTCTTGGTAGAGTAATTGCTGTTGCACCTGTGGTAGATGGGTCTTGATCAAGTCTAGTTAAAAACTTTTGTTTGGGCCCATAAGCCAAAGGAACTTTCATAGTTTGCACTATAGCTCCACTATTGTTTTTACGAACTATTTGTATATTATTAAACATTGTTCCAAATGCTACAATTACATTTCTAATTGATTCGTGGTAAAATTGTTGTCCTAACATTATGCACTCCCTACATCACCAAATGGGTTTGTTTCTGAAAAATCTAAAACTGTGTCATCAAGAGTTTCAAACAATTCGTTTTGTGTTGTTTTATCTGTACTTCCATCACCTATTATATAGTCTTCTGAAATTAGGTATTCTGAAGTTCCTGTGTCTGCTGCATTTTCTAGTATTATACTTTCACCTACAGATGTATCATCATCTTCACCAATTATATTATCAGCTGAAGTATTGTTAGAAACAGTAATTGTAGAATTTTCATTTAGTAGTGAACCAGTTGCACCATTATTTCCTTCTAATAAAATTCTATTGTCATCTTCTAGTGAAATTCTATCAAAATTAAGATCAGTACCATCTAAAAGAACTAGTCCACTATCTAAGAAATATTCTAATGCTATATTTTCATTTACTGCAGATGATTGTTCAAGTGTAAACTGATACTGTGAAGTATCCTGACTTAGTTCATCTTCTATAGCATCAATGGTTGCAATACCAGTATCAATTATTTCACCAGAATATTCATACTGTTTACATCTTAACTTATATACTGGATTATTATCTAATTGATAGAATGGTTCATCATGGTCTACAAAACTAATCTCAAACATTTTTGCAATTACTGGATGGTAAACTAAATCACCTTCTAGTGGTCTATCTGCATCAGTTGTAGCTGTGTCCATAATAATGTAAAAATTATCCCCATCTAAAGTTGTAAGAATTGATGAATTGTCATCTTGACTTATACTACCAGCTTCTAATAAAACAGAACCACCAGTAGTATCAGTCGCGTCTTCTAATGTAATTTGACTGTCCATTTCTTGAAAGCGTTCTTTAGAAACTACAAAGGTAATCTCGTTACGATTTTCTAAACCAAACTGACTTATAATTTCTCTATCACCACCAAAACCCTCTGCATTTTCTACATACATTTCAATTGGATTTTGTGTTGTATATTTAGAAAGAGAATCCTCACCCAATACATCATCTAATGCCACAGTAGTTCTGTTGACATAATAAACATCATGTCCATAAATCTGTATTGCTTCTTTTAGTAAGTTTTGATACAAACTTCTTTCTGTTGCAAGAGAGTGTAAGTTGTTGGTATGGAATGCAGTGTTGACAGCCATATCTTTATCCTACCATGTAATCAATTGGTGTCTCAAATGATAGCTGAATTTGTTCTTCTAATTTATCTAACTCTTCTAATGCTTGAGAGTAGATGGTTTCACCATTCATAGTTACACCACCTAACATTGCAACTCCATTAAATTTAGATAGGTTTGCTCCCCACTGTCTTTTAATTAAAGCTGTTGCATATCTCTTTAAATATATATCGTCAAATATATCACTATATGTTGCTGGGTCTATTTTTCGATAACATTCAATAATTAAATATTCACCAGCATTAACATCATTGGCCCAATCCATATCTACATAAAGTCTATTTTGGTGTTGATTAAATCTTACTGGTTTTTCACCAACTAATATATGGGAAAGATGATCTAATTGTTGCATTGTCATTTGATAGTGAATAATTGATGTTGAAGAAAAATCATACAAATCATTTAGACGTAGTTGATAACGAATATCAAACATATTATTTGTTGCAGAATCATCGAAAGGAAATATCTGGATTACTGAAACTACAGAAGATGGCATAGGTATAAACCCATTACCCTCACCAAAAGATGCAGTAATAGTACTGTCAACTGTGTCTGTTGCAGTCGTAGTTGTATTTGATGCGGCTCGTGTAATATCTGCTTCAGTTATCTGATATTTTAAATACATCTTTTCAATACCATCATAGTGATATTGTGCAAAGTATTGTAACGCTTCATCAATACGATCATCTGCTTGATCATCAGATACGTTTATGTCGATAACACCAAAACCTAGAGCTCTTAGACAATAACTTTTAAATGTTGCTTTTGTTGTAGGTATAGCCATTATTTTTTCCTTTGTCTACTATTTAGGTATTATCAAACTGGAATGCGTTCCAACCTTGTCCAGATAATGTAATACCATGAGAAGCCAAAACTGACAATGGGTCTGTTGTTCCATCTTCAAATAACAGACGATCATTTTCATTATCTGATGTATCTAAAACGATAAAGTCTCCTTCATTACTAACAGACGTTTCAGAGTCTTCATTTAGTAATGATCCAGTAGCACCTGTTTCAGAGTTTTCATTTAGTAATAATCCTGCATCATCACCCTCTAA